TAAAGTAGCCATCAGTTTCGTAAAACCAACCATCTTCATCCCTAACAATCCAATGCCACATCTTTACTTCTACCATTTTTGGTATTGGTTTTATACGATATTTTCTGTCTAAATGCCATTGTGGTATATTAGCTAAACTCCAATCTTTTCCAATTAGTTGTTCTATTTCCTCGCCTGAAGCCCAAGCCTTAATAAATTTAGCATGTTTATGTGGTTTATTTTTCATCAGGCATCCCTAGTGTCATTAAAAGTAGCACAAGACCTGAACTAACAAGTCCTGTGCCAATCAACGCCAAGAGAGGTACTGTAGTCTCAAGCAAGTACGTCATAACATTCCTCTATAAGATTTTTCATTGATTTTCTTTTGTCCAGTTCAATGCCATGCCTTCTAGCTTTTTTCTCTAATTGAACCTTAGAAAAGTTTTCAGTTATGAAGTCAACATTCATACTGCGACTCCAAAATGGTTTGTATTTGTTACTCATATTACTTCTCCTTATCTATATCTTTTTGGGTTAAAAAGCCATCACATGCAGTCATGGTCTCGCTGGAACATATAAGCTGGTCATCATCTATCACGTTTGGTGGTATTAGGAGTGAGTCAGCTTCTTGGAATGCACTACAGCCTGATAACACGACTGCTAGTGCAAGTATTTTAAAATGGGATGTCATCGTCAAATTCCTCCTCTGCAACTGGAGCTATTGGAGCGGTAACAACTGGCACGGTAGGGGTATGTGTTGGAGCTTGAGCGCCTACTTTGTCTAACATCTTTAGTACAGAGTCAAATCCTGAAAGAACAATCTCAGTAGTGTATTGCGTTACACCGTCTTTGTTTTCCCATTTGCGTGTTTGAATCTTACCTTCAATATAAACCTTTGACCCTTTGTGAAGATACTGCCCGGCAGTTTCAGCAAGTTTTCCAAAAATACTAACGCGATGCCATTCAGTCCTCTCGACCTTTTGTTGTGTGTTTTTATCAGTCCAAGATTCTGACGTTGCGATTGCTAGATTAGCTATAGCCTTGCCATCCTTTGTGTATTTCATTTCAGGCTCTCGACCGAGATTACCTATAAGTGTCGCACGATTTAACATTTGTTACTCCTTTCCTTATTAAAATTAGGTGGTTACTTAACGGTAACCAATCGGTAGCGTTTGTTTTAACTTTACGAGGCTAGGACACCCCGACTTCAGCATAGGTGCTACACCTCTGAGTTCTTTTCAGCAAACTTACTTGCCGCTTCTACATTACGTTCGTGCTTTGCTTTAGCTTTTGCTTGACGCTCAACTAATAATCTTTCTTTACGTTCCTCCATGTATTCTAAATGTTCAGGTGTTAAGCCTAATTTAACTCTAGAAGCCAAAGGAACGTCACCTCTGTAATCTTTTTCGACTTCAGCAATGCCTTCTTCATCATCACTTTCAATAGCAATCATTAACTTGCCTGTTAGACTTTCAGCTTTATACCGAGATAATTCATCTTGGCGCTCCATTGCCTCTTGTAAAGCTATTGCATGTCTAATTGTACCCGCAGTATCAACACTTGATTCTATACCTACGCCTAACATTCCAAGAGCGCGACCAACAGAACTGGTCTCACATACTTCTACAAATGAAGTCTTATTAATGTGTGATGCATTTTTATCTTCATGTGCCATACCAGTTGACACTACAACACCATCAATTGAAATTGTAGTCTTGCACATAATTTGTTCACCATCGAAAAATACATGGTCAGTTTCAATACAACCGTTCTCAATGTTCTTGCGAAACCATTGAACCCTAGTCTTGACCTCTACGTATTCTTTGCCTTTAATATTTACTGTTGCTAACTGTTCCATTATGCTCTCCCTTTATAGACATACTTTGCCCACGTACATGGCGTACCAAATTTGTTAGTACCTTTGATTATCTGAGTAGGTTCAACAAACTGATGACCTAATTTTTTTAAATCAAATATCACAGCCGCTAATCTTGTAATGGCATAAGTTTCATTTGCCTCACGAGGTGTGATACTTCCGTTAGTCCTAACGTAGGCTAAGACTTGTAGTTTTTGATTACTAATAGTATTCTCCTTATTTTTCATAGCTTCTAAGATTTCTGCTTCATCGTGTTCACCACCAGCCCAATCATACTCATCTTTGTTAGCATAAGTTCTTTCTACTCCATTAATGTCAGCCATTATTTCGCTCCTAGTTTTAGTTCAAAAGAAAGTTCATCTTGTAACACTTGTGTAATTTGCGCTGTAAAGTCATAGTCAAAAGTTTCTTCATAGTCTTGATGCTTGCCATAGACTTGAGCATAAAAACTGTAATATCGAAGATTTACCACCTTGTTGATAGCATCAGCTAATGTAAGAACATCCTGTACATTGACAGTTTGATTAATATCGTCAACTAAATGCTCAACCTCCATAAGAATATTATCAACCTCAGTCATACAATTATCTCTAGCAGAATCGAAGTTAGATTCCCATTCAGTTTGAAAGTCATCATCTTGTTTAAAATTTTCCATTTGTATCTCCTATTTAGTAATGTGATTCATTCAATCACGAAGTTAGTATATCAGTTTAGATATATTTAGGGAAAGTTATTTTATAATATCTTTAAACTTAAATTTTGTTTCAACTTCTGCAACTTCTTTTGTTGTAAGTGGGTAACGATTAAACTGATGGTGTTTGTAACCATAGTTATGCATTAGTTCATGAGCAAACAATTGTGCTATGTCTTCAACATCAATTTCAGTTGACATAGATAAAAACATATCCCAGTCTTTACGATAAGTCTTTTTTAAAAATGCTCTGCCACTACGACAATGTTGTCTATGTTGTATTTTAATATTTAAATCTGACCACCAAGACAACTTACCTTCATGTTTAGCCAGTTGGTTATGAATAAAACAAAACATACTTTTAAGTTTTTTAGTATTGTAGTGTGATGTGTTTTTAATAATTTTCATTTATTCTCCTTATTTTTTTTAGCTTGTCTAGCTAATTTACGTCTAACTTCTCTTGAACCTACCAACACGCTCTTGGTAAATTTTCCATTGCCAAATGCGAACTGTGCTAACTTGGCTTTTTTTGTGTCATCTGCTTGTGGCATTATTTGCTCCTTCTAATGTCTTGAATAATCGGCTGGTCGTCTGTATTACATCTAGATATTCCAGCTACATGACATCCAGTTGCATCCATAATCCATTGTCTTGCATCATGTACATTCCAACATGGTGCTGTTATTTTGATTGAATGAGTAGGATTATCTCTAGTGCTTCTTTTAAAAGAAACCATCCAATCTACTCCATTCCATCTATCCATTTTGTTATCCATTTGAATCTCCTATTTAAGTTAAAAGTGCCATTTGTTTCTCAATGACGCAGTCATTATATCAGATTAGATACGTTCTGTGTAATTAAATAGAAAAATAAATGGAAATAGTTTGACCTAAATTTTAATGAGGGGTATCATCTGCGATTCGTGGTTTAGGTTTTTTGGATGTTTCAGAAAGCAAAAACCCCTAGAGTTTTGGCTCTAAGGGTCTTCTAAACTGAGTAGTTGCCGCTACTGTTTGAGACGAATTATACCATCTTATGACATATTGGCAACTTTCAGGATGCGAGAGGTGATATGTCTGACTTCGGTTTCACTCACACCTCTATAAACTAAAAGAGAATCAGCTACTGTATTCCACGAAGCTGTTGATTGATGTTTAGATAAGAACCTTTATACTGGTAACCACCTTGGAGGCTAATAAATCTAAGCGCAGAGTGCAGAAGGCTGAGTACCTATTACAAGGTAGCGATGACTCTGACCTAATTAGTTGTATTGGAATTAGGCATACGGATAATACTGCGAAGGACTTATACCGATGAATGAATCTCTAGTTTACTTGACTGTATTCTAGGGATTTTCTTTAGCTCCGAAAACTCCCAGCTCAGGAATTACCCGATAAGTTAAGAGCTAAGATTAAAAGCTCTAAAAAAAAGGAATTTATTCCTAAGCTCTACCGAAGATTAGCTTGGGTGCTTCAGCACCGAGCAGACAAACGAACGAAGTGGAGTGCGTTCAGGGAGAATAATAAATGTTAAACCAACTAAGAAAAGTTATCTATGGTGATATAATTAAATCTTTTTCAATATAATTTTCTTATGAAGAAAGCAATTTATTATCATTCAATCCCAGCAGAAATTAAAAGGTTAGGCATAACACAGAAAGAATGTGCTACTTTACTTGGATGTTCTCTGTCCGGTTTAACTCATCGTATTGCCGCAAACAAACAACAGCTACATTGGGCAATCTATGGAGTTTCAAATTATTTAGGAGCTGAAGAAAATCTGCAACGTAATGTCGAAGGATGAGGTAGCTGAGACTATTCATTCTTTAATGACTTTG